TGCCTAGTGGTGGCGATGTTTGCCTGAACTCTATTAAAAATATCCTTTACTGGATTTTCTATAATGATCTCACTAGTTTTCATCTTTAACTTTCCTTATGCCCCTAGTAAATTTACTAGTATCGCCGCTTCTTATACTATTTAGTAGCCTACGCTCTAGTTCCACGGCTGTTTCGGGGTCATAATTTTCACGGATGAACTGTAAAAGGTTGATGGCACCTTGTATGACATTGTTAGCCCGTGTTTCAATAAAACTTTCACGGTCACGGCGTAACGCCAAATTATCTAATTCAGCCAAAAGGCTAAGAGTACGCTTTTGCAAAATATCCCCCAGGTAATTTATTTATAGGTAATGAATTATTTCCCTAATGAATTTAGTCTATAAATACTCTACATTATGGTCTTTATAGAGGTTTTCAATCATGGTTGCTATCGACACCGAGTCAGTGCATAAATTATTTTCACGATTTATTAGAAATTGCCCAGATACTCAAGAATATAACTTAAGATTAGCCGAAGAAGTTGAACTAATCTTTCAACTAAGATTCGCCGAATATTTTCATCAAATATGCGACATCTTAGAACTATCGCGTGACATTCCACATATGACAAGAGGTAGCGCAGGGTCAAGCCTGGTCTGCTACCTACTTGGTATAACCGATGTTGATCCTATCTACTGGAACATCCCACTTGCTCGCTTTATCAATCCCTTACGAGATGATTTACCAGATGTGGATATAGACTTTCCACATTGGGCACAGGAAACTGTGATGCAGCGTATATTTGATCGCTGGCCTGGACACACTGCTAGAATCAGTAACTATGTCAAGTTCAAAGACCGGTCAGCACGCCGCGAAGCTGCTCGCAGATTAGGTGCCACAGGCCGACTACCGCGAAACTTTACATATGAAAAGCTAGGCATAGACCCAGTCGAAGCCGGTAGAATAGAACGCAAATTATTAGGGCAAAAACGAGCCATCAGTAAGCACTGCGGCGGTATTCTAGTATTCAAATTCAAATTACCAAAGAGTCTGAAAAATGGTGAAAATCAAATTCTTTTAGACAAACATGAAATAGAAGATCTCGAACACCTTAAAGTAGATATATTGGCCAATCGCGGACTAAGCCAACTCATAGAAATTGATTCCAGTCGTTCACTTGAAGACTATCCAGAAACCGATACAGCTACATCTGACCTACTGTCAAGAGGTGATGTACTTGGAGTTACACAGGGCGAAAGTCCAGCTATGCGTAGATTGTTTCGCGCCATACGCCCACAAACTCGTGCCGATTGTGTGTTTGCCACAGCTCTTATTAGACCAGTAGCTACCACAGGGAGACAAAAGGCCAGTTTCTTTCATGATTGGACCGAACAACGATTATCAGATACCATTGTCTATGAAGACGATGCCATACACAAAATTTCTCGATTAATTGGTTGCAACACTTATGAAGCTGATATGTATCGTCGTGCTTTTGCTAAACGCAATGAGGAAAGAGTATTAGAGTTTATTGAGCGCATGGGCCAAAGCGATAATAAAACTCAAATTGTTAATGAATTATACCAATTAGGACACTTTGGTCTATGCCGAGCTCATGCAGTAAATTTAGGTAGATTAATTTGGGCATTGGCTTATCAAAAAGCACATAATCCGCGTGAGTTTTGGCGTGCCTGTCTTAAGCATTGCCAGGGCAGTTATCGTCGCTGGGTTTATAAAAATGAGGCAAAACGAGTGGGTTGGGACTTGCGTGACCTGGGCTACCACAACGGGATCATGAATGATCCCGTTTGGGAATATAAAAAATATGGTTGGTGGTCTTCGGAAGAGTTCTTGCCGGGTATGTACTGTATGAACACATATCAAGATCGGTTTGAATTCTCAGGACTTGTTGCCAATGGTAGAGTATTCAAAGGTGAAACAGGACGGTATGTGACTTTCCTTACATTAGGTATAGGCAATGGTCAGTATATCGATGTCACTGCTCGCAAACCATTTGCCTATAGTGATGCCGATTTTGTAACCGGCACCGGTAGGCTACGCATGAGCAACGATTCCTACTATATAGAATGCTCGGAAGTCAAAGCACATAAGTTTTAGCCATTGCGTTTGGCTTTTAGTCCGGCTAGCATTTGTTTTAATTTGCTAGAGTCAACTCCGACTTCAATTTTACCAGGCTCATCAACTGGTACTGCACTGTTTGTAGTGACTTCGCTTTTGGCCTTGATTTGATCGTATATGGTACTAGATTGTTTCTTAAACTTATTATAGTCACCATCATCGGCTAAATCTCGAATACGCAAAGTTTCAATATCAAACTCTAATTCAACTTTTTGCCCAACCCCGCTACTGCTACGAGTTTTCATTGCTTGTATTTGATACTTGCCGCGCTCACGCATTGCTCTCGAAGTAAAGATACCAAACACATTATCTGCGGTATTGATTTTACTGATACCACCAGCAATATGACTATGGTCAAATTCAACTTCTTCAACAGCACTTCGATTCAGCTGCGAAGCAGTTACAAATAATACATTTAATTCTTTGGCTAGATTACGCAATTCTTCCGATACATACTTGTCCTTAACAAACAAGTCATTGGGACTAACCTTGGCTGAAACCGGCATGATCAAATCCAAATAATCAATACACAAGAAATCAATCTTTTTACCAGTTTGAATTTGTAACTCTTTAACATAACTACGAATATCGTTTACATTACTCTGTGCAGGCATGTACTTGACTTGGAAATGCCCATACTTTTTGCTAGCTATTCGTAACTTCATATCAACATTGTCAATATCTCTAAATATTTCTTTGCTGCTGGTATCTGTTACCATGCTGTCGATACGCATACTACATAGGCCTTCACTTAGCTCAAGCGTAATATACAGTCCAGTAAGCCCGGCCATGATCCAGTTAACAGATAAATTTTGCATGACTAAACTCTTACCAGAACCAGATCCACCTGCAAATATCTGTAGCTCTCCTCGGTTGAAACCACCGTACAGTATTTTGTCTAAATTGGGCCACCCCGTGCTTACTTGCCCATTATTACTTTTGAGCAGCATTAATCTCTCACGAGGATTTTCAAAATAATCAGTGCCAAGATCTCGCTGTAGACTGATTTGAACCGCATCCTTGATGAGTTTTTCTACCGGATCAAACTCGCCCTTTTCAATAAGATCGGCGCTCTTGAGTATAGCTCGTTCAAGTTCTTGTTTTCTAGTAAAACTTTCAAATTCTTCTAAAAACCAATCTAGATGCCCTTCGTCTAATGTTGGTACTAGCACTAATTTAACGCCTGTTACTGCTGCTACTTGTTCAACTGTGGGCAATATTTTATGCTGGTCTGCGTGTTCAAATATAAACTTAGCAGCTTCGCGTAGAGTACGATCAAAGTTCTCGGCATTATAAATATTTTGCACTCGTACAAAACTCTGTGCATCAGTGAGCATGATTTCAAGAAACAACCGCTGTAAATCTGCTGAATAGTTTTTCATGTTAGTTATATAGTCGCCTACGCTTGAGTTCAATTTTTAACTTGTTTGTTTCTCGTGCTGCAAGAATGGTTCTTAATACAAATAATTTGCCATATTTTACTACTGCTTCATTTACATCTTTACAGGTTTCATGCCAAACCGGGTAACTCACAGTCCATCCATAATCAATGGCATTGGCTATTAACCGAGCACCGGCACGATCTCGGTCTGGAACCAGTATGATTTCTCGATTGAGCGTGTCTATGATATCAGCTTGAACTTCCGAGCACTCGTTACTGAGTATGGCAATACCGTCTACACCCATGGCATCAAATGGCCCTTCTACAACTATGACAAACTTGGCATTACTGGGTTGTCTATCCATATTATAAACATAATTGGATTCATACTGACTATGGTATTTGGGTTTGACTAACGGATCCCATGCTCGACTAGTATAACCAATCAGCTCACCTTGCCATGTAAACGGAATAATAACTCTACGGTTTAAATTATACTCAGTGCGTTTACT